TAGTTTAAAACAAAATATGAAGGACGGAGCTGCTATAGCTAATACACACTTTGAAAATGCTAAGGCTCAAACTAGCGCTAAGTTAGCTAATAGTCCTACGTTTAATTCCATGAAACAAGGTATGTCTAGTGGTATGTCTAAGGCAAGTTCCATGGGAACAGCTACTATGGGGCGTGCTGCATCAGGATTAGGTTCTGCTAGAAATAGCATGACAAATGCTTATACTAGTCGATTTGGAAATAAAGCTGCATTAGATGCTGCTGGACGTTCTAATGCCGGAGTTGTTAATGCCAATCAATACGGAAGTCCTACATTAATTTCCACATCTGCTCCTACTATGTCACAATAATAAGATACTCTTAATAATTATATTTGTTAAAATTGTAATATAATTATTCGCATATTTGTTTATCCTAAAAGGAAGAACCGAATCCACCACCACCGAAGAAATCATTGGCAGCCATAGGTTCAAACGATTCCATACCTCCACCAGGATTAGCAGCACCTACTAAAGGAGTTTCCGGACCACCATACATACTATTGAAATCAGGACTTTGAGGAATAGAGTATTCGTTGGATTGACTCTTCATGTTAGTCTGTTGGCCCTGTAACTGGTTTGGTAATGCATCTATGGATGTGGTTGTAGAAGGCATTGTATTTACTGTGGGTGCGTATTGGCGTGATAACGGTTGTGTTACACGAACTTGTCCCTGACCCCCTTGTCCTTGACCGCCTTTACCTTGATTCACCGACGGTGGATGACCTTCGTATAATTCCCATAATCTATCCATGAGAATTTCTACTTTTTCACCCAATTTGGTTTGCATGGTAATAGATATTAATAGTAGTGCTGGAATAATATTGAATACATTTACTTCACCATACTTAAATCCACTATAAGTAGGAATATATTCTATTATTTTATGAATAAAATAAAGCGCCATAAACATAATAATTACTTGACCAATTACTTCCACTAAAATGACTAAACTTCCTTTGTCGTCTTCTGCTTCAGGAATGTATTTTTTTATCATTTTCAATAATATTACAATCGGTATTATTGCTAAAACCGCATACTGAATGATATTCAACAACATTCCCTTTTGATCTTCGTCAAATGGAAATACTGTTTTTATAAATCCGTCTTCATTGTTACTTGTACTTTTTTCAAGTCTATCCATATGATTTATAATAAGATTTAAAATTCTAAAAATCTTGATTATAATTTTGATATAATAAAATAATCGTTAAACATATCATTGACCTAAATATATCAAAAAACAATTTGTCTATTTATCCTAGATATTTGTTATTAGCAATAAAATTCTTATTGTCTATGTCTATATATTGATGTGATTCAATGTAATAATTACCATCGTAATTTTTTCGCATGAATTGATTTTCATTTGTAATTTTGAATATAGGTCTTCCTGTGCCATAAAAAATATCAATTTGCCTTTTTCTCCAAATAGCTTGCTTTTCTTTGACCGATAAACTATTAATGTTTTTATTAACTGTTACAGTTGTTATCATATTATGTATTATATACATAATTTATTTACATATTTTTCAAACATGTTTAAAGATATCGATATTTGATAATATACACTATAATGACAAATATCTTATTACAATATCCAATTCAAAGAACAACTATCAGCTCAACATTATTTGTAACAAACATCATACATTTATATGGAAAAGACAATGATTGGTATTTTTATTCTTTTGTTTGGTTGTTGATTATGTCCATATTGTATCATCAAACAAAAAACAAATATGTATCTATAGCAGATAAAATAGGTATTGTATCGGTTGTTTATCATGGAGGTACAAACTTATTTGTATCTTATCCATACGATGTCTATACAATGATTGTTATCGCACAATTTTGTAGTGTATTTTTGTTATATCATTATGGATACAGACGACAAAAATATATTTTTGACAAAAATAAAACGACTGGTGATAATTATCATATGTTACTACATTTGATTAGCAGTACAGCTCATCATATAATCATTCATAAAATGTAACAATTGTATCCGAGAAAAAAATACCATATGGAAGTATGATATTTTTGATTTTTGTTTTGTTATTATAATGATAATGTTATCAATAACCTTGATCATTATTATTTAATTTATTTATAAGATACCCCATAAATACCATAAATGCTACTCCACATAAGATACTAGCTACGTCCATTATTGTATAATTTTACTTACTCTGTTTGCTTGATTTGTTTTACTATTAAAATTCCAACTTTTGGACATTTTACTTCAATTTTTTACTGGATTGATGTTGATGTTTGATTATATCATATAACTATTTACAAATAATTACCTGTAAAACTGACTTACACGGCGATATGTTATAAGTAATATCAAGATTGATGCTATTACTATGGATGATAGTTCCATCTTCTAAATACCTTATATTACAGATGATTATAGTTTTTAATTTTTCTATTTTTTTACAAATTGGTTCAATTTTTTATGGGATATGTATGTCATATAGACATATTATTATCACTCTATTACTCGATTACCTTAGTTTCCTACCTAGATATGCCATAAATAGCAGAAATGCTACACCACATAAGATACTAGCTACGTCCATTGCTGTATAATTTACTTACTTGATTTGTTTTACTATTGTTTTTCCATACTTTATGAAATTTCCTTCAATTTTTTTTACCAAAACCGAGTGTGAATTGCAAAAAACATTGCAAAACATACTTATACACGATTACGAGTATCAGCACGCCGATATGCTATAAATATTATCATAACTGATAATAGTATTATCGTTGATATTTCCATGTTATAAAGAGAGTGAGTAATATGTAATAATCTGGATTTGTTTTACTATTGTTTTTCCATACTTTATGAAATTTCCTTCAATTTTTTTACTGGAAAATGATAGCGGCGTAATCTCGTTTGGTTGCGTTCGTATAAATTCATGAATATATTCCAATACTATTTTTCTACTAATAATATATAATGAGCAAGCGTGTTTCATTTACTAGCAAACCACCACTCCTAAGAACCATAAGTAATCCAGATAATAAAAAAGATAACAAACATTCCAGTCAATCTGCTGAAGAATACCTACGTAATAGACAAATGGCAAAGACTGGATTATTGCGAAATTCTGGAAAAGGACCCGAATTTGATCCGAAAAAATTAGCACAGGAAATAAGAGGTCATTGTGCTAAAGGCGATGAAGGTTTTTGTCATAAAGCAATGAGTTATGTATCCTCCATATTCAAAGATGATAGTGATCATTATGATAAACTTAATGATAACGACCATATGAAACGAGGTGGTAGTAAAAAAAAGAAAACACGAAAACATAAGTATAAGAATGGAACAACCAAGAAACGAAGACTCAAACGGAAGAAAACTTTGAAAAAATAATCATCAACGCGAATATGATTTATCCTATTTAGGCAAAAATGCGATTAGAATAGTCATTTTTAGTATAAATTATATTTAAAATGAGTTCAAGTTCATCCATAGCAGCCGCTAGACGCAGAAGGGCAGGGGGAGCCGGAGGACCCACCCCTCAAATCAAACCTACCCAACAACAATCGGCACCTACACCCACTCCATCAAATGCTCCTATAAATCCATTTACTATCCTACAACAACACCATGTTAAGATTAACAAATTAGAGCAGATTATTCAAGAGTTAGTCTCTAAAGAAACAGGACGTGACATGACCAGTAGTCATACAACAAAAGAATCTACATCATCTATCACATCCGCATCTAGTGCTCAACCAGACATCAATATAAACGAATTAAGCGATTTAATTATGAGTAGAGTCGAGTCACAATTGGATTTAAAAGCTTTTTATGAAAACGATGAAAGATTGATGAACGAAATTGAAGGACTTAAGGGAATTATTCAGTCACAACAAGTAGTTATTAATGGATTCAATAGTACATTATACACAATGTTAGACAAACTAAATATATCGGTACCTGATACAGTGGATTCTGTAGAGACTGTGGATTCTGTAGAGACTGTGGATTCTGTGGATTCTGTGGTGGAGACAGTTGAATCGAATTTCGATGAAAATGTAACTATGGAAGCCTTTCCCAAATCGGTTGTTATTGATGAAGCAAGTAACACCATTAAGGAGTTTATTGCTACCTCCATGAAGGAGGAAGATGATGCTAACTTATCTGTTATACAACAAGGACTTTTACAATCATAATCATTTTGTATATATTGAGAACATAACTAACGATTCACCTAATAAGTAGAATCAATGAAAATATAGTATGAAATTAATTTAGTATGAAAACCATTTTTTCATTATTAATATTTTGTATCGTCTTATTCATTTATATTCATATAACATTCCATTTGAAAGTAAGCGATGATTTAGAGGTTTATGAAATTGATCAACCGTCTAAAGACAAGTTGGAAGAAATTTGCGACCTCAGACAACCAGTGATATTTGATTATAACGTAGGAACGTTATTAGACGAATGTAGCATAGATTCCATTGGAAAAGATTTTGGTGCATTTGATATTAAAGTAAGAAACGTCAAAGAGTATGATGATATTAGCGAATTATATTTACCATTGACTCTGAATACCGCTCTAGATATCTTTAGAAAAGATAGTGAAGAGAGATTTGTTAGCGAAAATAATACCGAGTTTTTAGAAGAAACAAGTGTAATTAAAAGTATGAGATACAATGATAACTTCTTACGACCCTATTCGGTAAGTAACTGTATATATGACTTCATGTTTTCGTCGAAGAACACAAGAACACCTCTTAAATACGAACTGAATTATAGAAATTTCTTCTTGGTTACTCAAGGAAGTATTAGAATTAAATTAATTCCTCCAAAATCAAGTAAATATTTATATACAATTAAGGATTATGATAACTTTGAATTTCTCTCTCCAGTCAATCCTTGGAATGTTCAGAGTCAATTCAAACCTGATTTCGACAAACTTAAAACTTTGGAAGTTACTTTGAATGCTGGACAAATTATATCCATTCCTGCTTATTGGTGGTATAGTTTCGAATTCAGTGAAAGTACAAGTATTTGCGTATTCAAATATAGAACCTATATGAATAATATTGCGATATCGAATCATCTTCTAGTCAATCTACTCCAAAGTCAAAACGTGAAGAGAGAAACTGTCAAGAAAAAGGAAATGAAATGCGAAGAAATAAAGAGAGAAACTGTCAAGGAAACTGTCAAGGAATCAGAACCGGAAATAGAAATAGACAATACTACTGTTGTCGAAACACTCGAAAGTCACACACTTGGGGTTGGTGTAGTAGATAGTAAATAGATGTTTTATGAACAAATTGATTTGATTAAATAATAAATACGAATGGATATATTATTTAATAACACCGTCAATATTATGACAAACTCGTATAAGATTTTGATTGGAGATCGGAATTATACGGAATGGAACTTATATGATGCTTCTCATTTAAATGAAGTAGATAAAATAAACATGAATCCATCTTCAAACAAGTTATTCTCAGGTGATACGTTTGAATGCGATGTTGATGTTGATAGTAATCAGGAAACACAATCAGTAAAGATACTTCATTCATGTGTCCGTTCTATGCCATCTATTCCAGGAATTTTGGTATTAAATGGCGGAAAAACATTTGGAAAGTACAAGGATAAGTATTTATACAAATGTATTCCAGACGACAAGCGATTTCCTATCTTTACTATTCCCTACGCACTGAAATTAGGATTTTCTAAAAATATCGATAATAAATACATCGTATTTCGTTTTGATAATTGGTCAGACAAACACCCACAAGGCACCATCGTAAGTGTGTTAGGTGACGTAGATGTCTTGGCCAATTATTATGAATATCAACTATACTGCAAAAGTTTGTATGCATCTATCCAAACATTTAATAAGACAGCAACTGATGCTTTGAAACAAAAAACAGAACCGGAATTTATTTCCTCCATGATTGATAAATACAAATTGGAAGACAGAACTAGCGAATCTGTCTTCAGTATCGATTCAAAGGAAACAAGCGATTATGATGATGCCTTTAGTATTATGAAAATTGGCGACAATGCTTATAAACTTAGCATCTATATAGCAAACGTCCCCATTTGGATGGAAGAACTGGATTTATGGAATTCATTTTCCGATAGAATATCGACCATTTATTTACCAGATAGAAAACGCCCTATGATGCCTGCTTCATTATCCAATTGTGTTTGTAGTTTGTGTGAAAAAGTAGTTCGATTAGCCTTTGCGATTGACATTACGATTATAAACGGAGAAATTATCGGTTATAAATTTGAAAATACATACATTAACGTCTATAAAAATCATGTATATGAAAGCAAAGAACTGAAAAAGGACGACAATTACAAATTAATGTTTCAAGTAGTTGATGAATTGTCTAAAATTTATAAATATACTACCAACATCAAATCTAGTCACGATATTGTTAGTTACTTGATGATTCTAATGAATTATTATACGGCTCTCGAAATGACAAAACATAATAATGGAATTTATCGTTCTGTGAATTTCAAGTCATCTACAGAAGAACACATCACATTACCGGAAGATGTAAATAATTTCTTGAAAATATGGAATAGTTCATGCGGTCAATATGACTTGTACGACGAGAGAAAATGTCATGAAATGTTACAACTCGAGTCTTATATTCATTGTACATCGCCTATTCGACGACTCGTCGATCTTTTGAATATGGCACGACTACAAAAAAATTTACGACTATTCGATTATTCTACATCGTTTGAAACATTTGAACAACAATGGACCAGTCGTTTAGAATATATTAATACTACTATGCGTGCTATACGCAAGATACAAAGTGATTGTTGTCTCTTAGAGATGTGTACAAATAAACCTGAAATATTCGATAAAGAATATGATGGTTATATCTTTGATAAGATTGTTCGCAACGATGGTCTGTTCCAATATATCGTTTATTTGGCAAAAGTCAAAACAGTTTCGAGAATCACATCTAGACACGACCTAGATAACTTTAACAAATATAAATTCAAAATATTCATATTTCATGAAGAAGCTTCGCTGAAAAAAAAGGTGCGTCTTCATTTCGTTGAACAGAATAAAACAGAATAGAATAAAAACAGATTACTAAATAAAAAATAATATAAATATTTTTTATTATATAATAGTAAATGCTATCAAAAATAGTAGTATTATTAGCAAATCTTTTTATCGTAAAATCTGAAAATATATACAACTATTATGAATTAGCAGTTCAAAAATGGTGTAGTTTGGATTACATGATACATGGATTATGGCCTCAAATAAATAGTACTGCTTATCCAGAGAATTGTAAAACAGTATCATACACCAAACCTACCGGTGATTTGCTTACAAACATGAATACATATTGGCATACGTGCGATGATACCTTATGGGAACACGAGTGGGAAAAACATGGATCGTGTATGCAAGAGCAGATTGGTATAGACGAATTTACCTTTTTTAACACGACATTACAATTATTTTTAGAAAATACTAAATTGTTGGAGAATTGTGAAAATGATGATTGTATTGTGGGATGTTTTGATTTGGACTTTAAGCAAATTAATTGTGAATAAATAAAAATATAAATATACGTATGACTATATATAGTATAAATGCCGTATATTTTAGAAGTACAAACATTTAATGTTATTGGTCATCGTGAATATCCTGAATACAACGGAAAAAGCCAACATATCGGTTACATGAACAAGGTCTTCAAAACGAAGAAGGAAGCCGCCGATTATTATGATACATTCAATCCGCATATGAGAAAACTAAATATACTCGAAAATTGGTGCAGTGATTGGGATCCATATACATGTTTAATGTATGTAGTCAGAGAACATTTTCATGAATATTTAAACATATCAACATTTGAAAACAATAAAAAAATAATTTCTTGTAAATTATAGAATATACACAATTGAATATTTTTACATTACCTATAGAGAGATTGATTGGTGGTAACAATTTTCAAAATTAAATCAGGAATTACACAATTGGTAATTTAAAACGCCGTTTTTTCAATATATTTATTCATAGTATATATACTGAATACCCTCACATAAAAACGAATATTATAAAAAAATTGACTCATTCATTTATATTTTTATTTTCACAACAAATGTCTCAAATATGCAAAACTATAATAATATTCAAACCTCTTCGTGTACCGCTATCTCTGCACAAGCAGTGACGTGTGGAAATTCGTCTGGAGACGTGGTCAGTAACCCTGATATGGAATCTGGTATGGAATCTGATATAGAATCTGATATAGAATCTGATATGGAATATGATTATAGTATGCTTAAAAATGAACCCACCGATTTTATTGGACTCAAAGCATTGGCACACTTACTTGGGGTTACTGCAAACCGAATTACGAAATACAGTAACTTGAACCAATCTCTAGAACTATACTTGGATGCAATTTTAATTGACCCTCAATCCACATGGGTGGGCAATGTAGCTATTCTTTATGAAATTAGATTAAAAGACAAAGAGAATGCTATTATTTATTACAAAATGGCTATAGAAAATGACGATGTTCATTCCATGTATAATTTGGCAGACCTGTATAAAAAGTGCAATGAGTTGTCGCTTATGACCAAATATTATGAAATGGCTGCACAACGCAATGACATCGAGTCGGTTAAAATTTTGACTATGTTTTATTTCGATGATAATTCATTTGAACTATTTTCAAAGCATTACAATGATTATCTTACATATACCGATACCGATAACTGCTATTATGAAGCTGACGCCTATTTTAGAAACTTCTTAGAAAATAATACTATACTTTCTATGATTGGGTCATTAGAAACAGTTGTCAAATCGAATCATGTAACGAATACTAATACTGTCATTCTACTCAATAGACTTCGTAAGCTTCCGGATTATTCCGTTTATAAAAATAAAATCACGCTCTTTACTCGCCTTAACTGTATTGAAGAATGCAACATATGTTACGATACTAAACTTAATATTGATATTCATTGTGGGCATACAATGTGTGGTGATTGTTACTCGAAACTTTATACCAAAGATTGTCCATTTTGCCGTTTGGAGCAGCAGTACTACGGACCGTCTTAGAAAGCCCAGTTAGTAGAGCCGATTGACGTCTGAGATTATTCCTCAGTCATTCATTTAAATAAATATAATCTATATCAGCTGATAATGTGGGTTATAAAAAACAAAAAATAAATGTACATAATGTATTTTTTGTTTTGTATTTTTTGTTCATCTACTTTATATTTACACGTATAATGACTGATTTGTAGCAACAAATTTCAAGGTTAAATCAGGAATAGCAGTTAATTTATGTAGTAATTCCACATTGCCCATGTATTCAGCAGCGCTTTTCATTTCATTCACCATGTTGTTTATTTTTAAAATTGCTTTGATAAATTCACCAGGGAAGGTTTCGTATTCGAATTCACACTTCTTCATAATGTCTTTACAGGTTTTTTCGTCTTCCGCTTCACACCAATCTAGCAATGGATTAACTAATTCGAATAGATAGTCTAAATTATTAGATTTGTCTAATCCATCTCGCAATTCTTCATCCATATAATGCTCGTAAATGATAGACAACGATTCCAAGGTTTCGTTCAATTCCATATTTGTAGTTAGTGACGAAATATTATGAATCTTTTTCTCTTCCTTTACACGGATATTTGTAAAACAACTTAATATCGCTACAATCTCATATGAATTGAATTTTGATAAGTAATCGGTCTTTATGAGAAAGTCTGTAAATGCTAGACAATGAGTTTCCTGGATATAAGTAGCTACATTGCCTTTTTCTTGAACGGTTATTTGATTCATATTCATGTCATTTTCAATATTGTCATTATTATCATTTAGAACGATACGTTCTTTGATGTAATCGTATTTTTGGAGAAATTGAACGACCTTGTGAAAACTATTATGAAAATGACGCTTTAATACAAGAATGTAATCTTCGTTATCTCTAATATCATCCTTTAATACGAGCAATGATTTATATTGTTCCAACTGAACTTTAAACTGTTTGCTACTTGATTCAATATCAGCTATAGAACGCTCCATCTGTTTTCTCGCTTTTTGTTTGCTTGTTTTTACATTTTCTTTCAACTGAATGTAATTTTCAAATACATCCATATGTTCGTTAATGTAGCTATATGATGGATTAGTTTCCTTCGCAATCAGTTCCGTCTTCATTTTAGTTATTTGTTCTGTAACCCCTTGTATTCTTCGTTGAATCTCACCATTTGACATGCTTTTATCCGCAAAATCGATAGTATTGTTATTAAATTTGAGAAAGTTCAGTACCAAGTTGTATGAAATCGAAAATTTCGACTGAAGTGTCTGTGGATTTCCATTCACCATTTGCTCATAATCATGACTATATGGTAAATTAAACATATTGTTTAAATGAATCACATGACCAATTGTATCTAGACCACGTCGCCCAGCTCTACCAGCCATTTGAGTATATTCATGTGGATATAGCATTCGCATAGAGGAACCATTGAATTTATCAAACCCAGTAAATATTACCGTTTTAGTAGGCATATTAATACCCACCGCAAATGTTTCGGTAGCAAATAGTAACTTGATATACCCTTTGGCAAACAATAATTCAATCATCTCTCTGAAAATAGGCATAATTCCTGAATGGTGAATAGCGACACCTTTTTCGAGAAGACGTGTAATCATTTCAAACTCTGGAAGATTCATATACTCTTTGAAATTCGGCAATTTCCTCAATATTTGTTCGCATTCGCGCTTTATCGTGGATGGTATAGTGGCCTCGTCTTCTCCAAACAAACTCGTACCAATTGTCTGAGCATATTTTTCTACCAATTTACGCGAAAACACGAAACAAATGGCAGGCAACATACCATTGCTGTTTAAATAAGTGGTTACATCATTTAGTACATAGGATGGTTTAATATGACACTTGTTCTTACGACAATATTCTAAAAGCTTTCTCACCTTGTCGTAATTATCTTTATTATATTGACATGCGGTATTTTTTACAGGAATTGGTTTATGTAAGAATTCGTTAATGTACTTGATAAATTCCTTGTCCTTGATGTTTTTCATAATGCCCTGTGGAACGGTTGTGTAAAAGTAATGATTCAACGGTACTACACGATGATTTGTTGGTGCTAAATACACCTTTTTTTGATGTTCCTCATTTGTTTTGACATCTTCAATCCATTTCGCAAATATTTCTGATTTATCAATCGTGGCTGACAACATGATCATTTGAACGTGATTTGGTAAGAACATAATCGTCTCTTCCCATACTTTACCTCGGTCTAAATCATTAATGTAATGAATCTCGTCAAATACTACCGCTGCTAATTCATTTTGAAAATCCATTTCAAATTGGAGTGGGACCGAGTTGGTATCTACTTGATTGTCTATTGTTTTTTGTAATAATGTATTTCTTAAAATTTCTGTAGTCATGATTAGAACATCCGCTTCCGGATTGAATTTAATATCACCAGTTAGAATACCAAACGAAATATGAGGAAACTTTTTAGTGAATTCGTGGAATTTTTGATTCGATAATGCTTTGATAGGCGATGTATAAATCACCTTTTTACCCTTTGCTACAAAATGTTCAATCGCAAATTCAGCAGGAAGAGTTTTTCCACTACCTGTATGAGCAGTTACCAAAATATGATCTCCTTCTACAATCGATTGAATTGCATACTTTTGAAAATCACTTAGGGGGAATGGAAATGTTTCGAAATGTTCTTTGAATTTCTCGTCATGGGGAAATGAGTCTTTGCAGATAATTACCATTTTATTGGTATATAATTATAGATACTATACATATCATACGTTTAGATGTATTCAATTTTTATTTAAAAAACAACACATAATTTATGTCATATGTTGTTCTACATGACATGTAAGAAAGAATATATTACAAATACTAAATAATGATATATTCTAATCGGTTTAAAGGTAAATGTTAATATAATATTATAATGAGTACTACAGAGACGAGTGAGACTATTTACCAAGGCCGCGTTAAGTGGTTCAATAATAAGGCAGGATATGGATTTGTTACTATTATTGATGGCGTAGATGCCGGAAATAAGATTGGAACTGATATTTTTGCTCATCATAGCTCCATCAATGTTGTCGATGAACAATACAAGTATCTTGTACAGGGCGAGTATATTGAGTTTTCACTTTCAGCAGTAGATACAACCGCTGATTACAAGTATCAAGCATCTTCCATTCGTGGAATTAAGGGCGGTAAGCTTTTGTGCGAGACTCGCAACGAGATTCGCTCTACTATGCCTCAATCTCGCACCAATACTAGACAATCTAGTCGCGTAAGAGGTGCTGGACCTAGAGATTCCGAGGAGGGTGGTGAATGGAGCATGGCTAGTGATAAGCCTAAGCTATCGCGTACCACCAGTACCACTATCGATAGTCAGATGTAACTCTTTGTACATAAGAATAAATAGTAGGTATCTTCATAAAATATAATACAACATAATCATTTTTGTTGTATTTTATAATTCATTCATTGTTTGAATACTTAATTATTATGTAAAAATATAGATTTAAAGGTACTACATTAATGTAATATACAAATGAGTACTAGTTCGCAGAATAATAATATGACTGAAGAAACAACTGAGATTGATGACCAATTTTCAACGGTTTTGAGCACATTGTCTCAGTTTAAGAGTCAAATTACTACATTGTCTGTTCAATTGAAGGGTCTAGAAAAGACGGTTAAAAAGGAAATCAAACAGAACAAGCGACTAATTACAAAGAAACAGACAAAGGGTAGTAGAAAACCATCTGGATTTGCGGAAGCTTCCCCTATATCAAAGGATTTGTGTGAGTTTTTAGGTAAGGATTTAGGTGCTACTGTTGCTAGGACGGAGGTTACCAAGTTTGTATGTGCTTATATTAAGCAAAACTCATTGGCAAATACGGATAACAAAAGAGTTATTCAACCAGACGATAAGCTCAAGAATCTATTGGGTACAGATGACGATACAGTGATTACCTATTTCAACATTCAACGATTTATGAACAAGCATTTTATCAAAAAGACAGGAGCTGTGGATAGTGTTGTAGATGGAGCAAAACAAGATAAGTAAATCGTTCCGGTCGTTATTATACCTAGTAAAATAAACATAATATTTATTAATGTTATGTTTATTATATCAAATACTTAAATATTATCATATATGTGTTTATATATCAATGAATATTCTTGATTTTTATATAAATCCGCGAGCAATTAGTATTTTCAGTAAAACAACCTGTGGGTTTTGTGTAAAGGCAAAAACATTATTAGAAAATGAATACCCAACCTCCCAAATTCAGGTTATTGAATTAGATTATATGAAAGAAGGCGCTGCTATTGGAATGGAACTAAGACGAAAAACCGGACAAACTACTGTACCAAATATTTTTGTTTTTGGAAAACATATTGGTGGATATACTGAATTGAAACATTTACACGACAGTGGAACGTTGCGAAAACTTATATACGATCAGAATAATGTTTATAGGTGTGACTTCTGTGGAAAAGACTCTCCAACAAAAAAATTATCTTGTACTTGTTTTTACAGATGTTTTGATGATTGGGGCGCACCAATCTAAATAACAATACACGTTATGGTATAAAGATATTTTCTCATAATGATATAACGATGCAGCATATGACTGGAAAAAAAACTACTATTGTAAAAACCAAAACATATTGGATGGATGCAAAAGAATATAGAAAGCATAGCAAAAATCCTCCCGCCGAAAATAAATTCAATAATGCTTTTACAAAAAAATACAATATTGTTACTAGAACGCATATTTATTTTGATTAAAATTGATTATAATAATATACAGGATATTGTACTATTATTATATTATGAAGGAATTTGAAATTAATAATATTGTCGTCGTGTTGGGGCAATGTGCGCAAGAAAATTGGGATATTATTGATTTTGACAGTGACTTCATTTGGCTACATTTAAATTCATTTCCATCATGCCATGTCATTATTCAAGACGAGAGTCCTGATAGAGAAACATTAGAAGCTGCTGCAGAATTGTGTAAAAAAAATACAAAATATCGAAATTTGAAAAATCTGAAAATTTGTTATACAAAATGTAGTAATTTGAAAAAGGGATCGGACATTGGAAGTGTGATATATAAAAGCAAACGTCAAGTAAAAACAATTTCAGTATAGAACTGTAGATATTCAGTTATATTTGTAGTCGCTTGACTATTTTTATCTTGGTCGAATAATTAAAAATTGAAATACTTATTCAATAGGAATCAAATGATAAGATAAGATATAGTCTGTAAAGTAAAGGTAGCTATAGCTAAGGTATAATAATGAATGATGTCGATTCTTATTTAACACAACTTAGAGAGAAACAAGAAATTGACGATTTTGTAAATAAAGGAATATATCCGGAGAGATTGAATTTTAAATATTCACCACCCCTATACTTACCAAAAATGGAAGAAACTAATGAGAATACTAAATTACATACGATTACTCAGTTTGATTCATCTTTATATGAGAATATGAAACAAATAACCGAATCATTGAATCGGGTAGAAAGAGAATTGAAAACAACCATGGAGAGAGAAAATACAGAATTAAATACCACAAATAAAGAAGATGAATGTCCAATATGTATGGACTATATGAGAGAGAGAAACTATATCGTTCCGGTCTGTGGTCATAAAGTATGTATGAAATGCTTTGTTACCAATATTACTAGTAATAGTGAAAGCGGGTGCTTGTGTAGTTTGTGTAGGGCAAAATTAATATAAATTTAATTGTATAGTTATATTATAAACTGTGAATGAACCGATTTTTTTGTTGCTTCAAGAAAAAAAAGAATGCAACTATTAGTTCATACGTTGAGTATTATTCCAATCATGATACCATGTCAGAAACGAGTATTACCAACTCTTTAATTGATGCAGTTAAGTATGGTGATGAAGACGAAAATAATATTCTATATTCGAACAATCCATTGTATCATGATAAGCATGATACCGTCGTAGGGGGGCGGAACCCCCAAAAAAAATTGAAGTGATAGAGTAGAGAAGAAGATGAGTATGAAAGAATGGAGTTGCTATTAAAGTTGTATAGGGGTGGTTATATGAGTGAAGAAGGAGTGTCAGAGAGTAAAAGGATATTAGAA